TTGGGCCGACTCAGCCGAGCCAAAATCTATTGAGGAGATACGTCGAGCGGGTTTTAACATCAAGCCAGTGGTCAAAGGTGCCGACTCAATCAATTTCGGGATATCGGTGTTGCAACAAAAGGAGATTTTAGTTACAAAGTCAAGCACCAACCTAATAAAAGAGCTACGCAATTACAGTTGGGACACCGACAAGACAGGCAAAAAGTTAAACCGACCAATCGATGACTATAACCACGCCATCGATGCGCTGAGATACTTTGCAATGATGGGCCTATCGATAAGAAAATCGAGAAATGTTATCATAACGTAGGTCAAGTGCATGAATTTTTCCAAATTTTGTACCTAATCGGGTACAAAGCGTATCCAAGAGAGTACAAAGCGTACCCGAGAGGGTGTGAAAATCAAATACAAAAAGTGAATTTCACTTAAAAAATAAACAAAACAACAAAAATCAGTTATATAAGTATGAGAGTAGTTATTCCAACATCACTAAGCGAGATTAAATTGTCGCAATATGCGAGATATCAGAAGGTATTAAAAGACAACCAGGACGATGAAACCTTTGTTTGCATTCAAATGGTAGCTATATTTTGCAACCTTAGCGTTGCCGATGTAATGAAAATTCCTGTTAATGATTTTACTGATATTATTGAGACTCTTGCAAAAGTATTGGATCAAAAACCGAAGCTCGTGCGCACCTTCAAAATGAATGGCGTACACTACGGATTTATTCCAAACTTTGATAAGATATCAATCGGCGAACATGCGACAATTGACACGCTACTCGGAAACGATGACAACATACCGCTATTGATGTCGGTACTTTATAGACCAATAAAACGCAAAGCGGGAGAATTTTATGAGATTGAAGACTACGATGGCGACGAAAGCAAGGCAGATTTTTATAAGGATGTGCGAATGGATATTGTGGTGGGTTCGATGCTTTTTTTTTGGACTTTAAACAAGGAATTGTTGAGCAATACCCTATTGCATTTGGAGGACAAGGCAGCGAGGGAGGGAGTGAATTTGGAGGAAATTTTGGAGAACGCTGGGGGTGGTATCAATCATTTATTAGAATTGGACGTGAACTTAAAATCCATATTCGAGACGTGGGAAAAGAGCCTCTTCACGAATCACTCACGCTATTATCATACCTAATCGACGAAGCCGCTGAGGAGGCAAGACAAATTAAAAAACAAATGAAATGAGAGCATTTTATCAGGCAATAGATTACATAAGAACGACGCTAGAAAGCGCACCACTTTTAAACACCATTACACACGGCACCGATATAATCGATAACGTGAAAAAAAACATATTTCCACTGGCTCATATCAACGTACTATCGTCAGTCGTTAGTAATGGAGTTGTGACCTTCGTATTCGAGGTGGCAGTGGTTGATATTCGCAATATTTCAAAGGTCAGAGGCAACGACAAATTTTTGGGCAACGACAACGAACTCGACAATTTAAATACGTGCCACGCTATACTCAACTACATGATCACTAAGATGAATTTGAGACGCAACGACAACGACATCGAATTGCAAAACGAGCCAAGTTTACAGCCGATATTTATGGCGTTCACAAATGCGCTCGACGGTTGGAAGTGTGATATTGAGTTGAGCATTCCGAACGACGATTTTTCAGTGTGCTGCGATGGAAACTAAAATAGTTCAACAGGCCCTAAATGATTTTGGCGCGTTAGTTGTTCAGCGAGCGCAGGACAATTTAAAACGAGGGGGCAAATATGGCACCCATAACGCAAGCGGAAACCTATCCAGGTCGCTCACGTTCAAAACAAAGATAAACCCGAACTCGTTGGAGTTTGATTTTTTTGCTGAGTCTTACTGGAAGCTATTAGACTTTGGAACAAAAGGTAGTCAGTCGAGTAATAAGGCCCCACAATCGCCGTACAAGGCCAACGCCTCAACAGGTGCGATTGATAAATGGGTAGTTCGCAAGGGGCTGAAAGGCACCCGAAGTGGCAGCGGTCAATTCACAAGCCGTAAGGCGTTAGTCGGAGCGATAACCCGCTCGATAAATAAGACGGGAACGCCCGAGACAAAGTTTTTCAGGAACGCTTTTGACTTAGAATATAAAAATTTTGATGAGGTTATAGCTGAAAAGTACGGCCTCGATTTAGAATCATTTTTAAAATACGTAGTAAATGAAAATATTAAACGTTAGAAGCCCATATTTTATCGAGGTAGATGAGACCGACCAAGTAGCGGCGCAGTTAAAAATATGGGTTTGGCATAAGGGAGAGACCGAGCCAGTGAACGCGACCTATACACTTGAAAAGAAAATCGTTTCGGCAACGCAAACAGGTATTGTTTTTAATATTGCGCCATATATCGCTGAGAAAATCATGCCGATTGATGCTGATCCAAGAGATTACGCTCACGAAGAGTCAAACGACGTTTGGGTGTACGTTCATGCGGAGTGGTTTTACCAAATCGCAGACGATAAAACGTGGCTGCCTGTGCGCGAGATTGATTACATTGGTGTAAATGGGTTTACCTCTTACATGGGTGGCGCAAATCAAACGACAACGGCTCCAATCGCGTACTTAACAAACCCAGAAATCAATCAATATTATAACGAGGCAACCGTACAAGACGAATTGCCCTACTTTAATGTGCTAATAGAACACGATGGCGAGTCACTAACCGAGGCAAAGTGGACAAATAGACGAACTAATACCTCAAGCACTCAGGTGTTATTGGACGATACTTTCCCTGCGGACACTTATATGTACATGATACCCGCAAAAGACGCGGGAATTGCAGACCATAACTACGGAAACGATGTTATAATTGAGAGCGAACTTGTCGGAACGCTGCAACCAACGGTCACATTTTTACCAATTTGTGAGGCGAAGTATACGCCAGTGACTTGCGAATTTATAAACCGATACGGAGGGTGGCAATTCCTTGTATTTTTCAAGGCTCAAATAAATAGTTTGCAAGTTGAAAACTCAACGTTTCAACTATTGCCCGACAATTGGGACTATAATCCGCTGCGAAATCAGTTTCAATCGTTCAATTTTAAAGGAAAGCAATCAGTCACTTTAAACACTGGTTGGATTGACGAGAACTTTGCCAACGTGATCACGGATTTAATGTTGAGCGAGACGGTACTACTTGACAATAAACCTGTAAACGTTAAGACGAAATCGACCGCACTTAAAACGCGATTGAAGGATAAAAACATCAACTACACGATTGAGTTTGATTATTCGTATAACCTTATAAACGACGTCGTATAATATGCAAAATGTTCAATTATATATTTACGTAGACGATGCCGAGGGCGTTCCAGTAGCGCACCGAATTGAGTTATTTAACGACGAGAAAATCAGCGTTACATCAAGCGTTCAAAATTTTAACGATATCGGTAAATTATTTACTGATTACTCGCAGTCGTTTACAATCCCCGCGAGCAAACATAACAATGCAGTTTTTCGCCATTGGTATGAGTCGGCGGTAGGCGAAACAGACTTAGAGAATCCGCTTAACGTGGACGGCGCTTTCGACCACAGGATAAAATACTACGGATTTATTGAGATTGACACAATCCCCTTTAGAGATGGTAAATTTTCAATGGAGAAGGCCAACAAAAAAAATGGCTTTATAGAATCATATACTATAAATTTTGTTGGTAATTTGGTGCAGCTTAAGGACAAATTTTTAGAGGATAAAATAGGAGGTTTGCCTCGATTAAGCGAGTTAAATTTAGATTACAATTTGGCTTCGGTTGTTGCAACTATGAACTCAACAACTGCAACGGATGTTTATTTCCCTATTATTGGAAACGATAGAAGGTATGAATATCAAACAGGCGATACCGCAGACGATGTCACTTTACTTAGTGGCGGAATTAACTACGAGGATTTATTCCCTGCTATTCGTGTGACAAAAATATTTGAGTATATCCAATCACAATACGGACTTACATTTACAGGCGAATTTTTAAATAGTGAAACATTTAGCAAGTTGTTTTTATTTTGCAAAAACGCTGACAAAATGATTTTTAGAAGTTATTTAACGCAAATTGATTTTATAGGAGGTATTTTTACGGGTTTAGATTTGACAACTAATACTTTAAATGTACAATATAGGGAATATGAAATGGATTGGAGTATGACATATGATCCTTCTCCTCCATACCCATATACTGATCCCGATATTTTATTTCCTGACACTATTATTTATAGTATTGCTATTTATACAAGTTCAACAAATTATAACGTTCACGTTTATAATAATGGAGTTCCTTATTTATCTTTTTTAAATTTAAACGGAAATAGTTCAAATATATTTTTTACAGGAGTAGGGTTATTTACCGATACATTTAATTTCACATTTTTTATTAATTCAGATATTGGAGCGGTAACTTTTTATACTTCATTAAGCTGTAATGGGGCAAAACTTAATAATATAGGTGCTACACTTGGTGGGTATTTTGTAGTTCAACAATTAGCAGCTTCAACACCTGTAACAACAAGCGGACAATTAAATATTCCAAGTTTAGTACCCGATATTAAAGTCAGTGATTTCATTACAGGGTTGGTCAAGATGTTTAATATGGTAATCGTGCCAACTGCTGAGGATACATTTGAGTTTTTACCTGTTGAGTTATGGTATCAAAACGGAGCTGATATAGATTTGACCGAGTACGTCGAAGCTGAGGATATTGAAATTAATAAACCTAAATTATTTAAAAGAATTGACTTTAAACACGAAAAATCAGAGAACGTTTTAAACACAAATTACAGGGAAATGAATCCGCCACTTGAGTACGGCGATTTATTTTTCGACAATCCAAACTCAGCCTTTACCGATAAATACGAAGTTAAAACACCTTTTGAGGATGTAATGTGGGAGCGGACTACTGGAAGTGATTTTTTAACCGCTACCATGTGGAATAAAAATTTACAACCATACACTCCAAAGCCTATTTTAATGTACGACAATGGCACCGAAACTTTTGAGGGTGCGTCAACAAATTGGATTTACTTTAAAAATGCAAGTGGTGCAAATATACACTCGAATAAATACCGTCGTTTTTCAAACGAAATACAACTTGCTGCAACCGATTTAAGTTATTTGCAAACTTTGAATTGGGGTGTTGAAAATTCAGTTTGGAATTTATCATTTGCACCAAACGGATTGTATCAACAATTTTATAGCCAGTATATAAATAACCTATACAACCAACGAACTCGCGTTTTAAAAGTCAAAGCGCATTTTAACCCTAATTTATTGACATCAATTAATCTAAATGACCGTATTATTTTATCAAATAAAAGGTATTTAATTAATACCATGACTACCGACCTAACCAGTGGCGAGGTTAACTTGGAGTTAATCAACGATTTTAGAGATGTAAGACAAAACACAACTTACTTACGTTATTCAAATATCCAAACTTTACAAGTCGACAACACGGCCCAAGAGGTTCAATATATAATTTATCTCAATGATTACGATACGTTTGACGTGAAATTGTCAAGCGACTTTTTAAGTTATACGCTTTCAACTGATAATGACGCCGATATATTGTTAAACGTAACTATTCCTGCAAATGCAACGGCAGCGGATAGGCTTGACGCGGTATTTTTAGAATATTTTAAAGGAGGCGTTTCAACAATAATAACTTTACCAGTCCTGCAATATGCTTAATAATATACTACAAATGCTCCAAATCGCGGAGCAATACGAGAACAACGAGATTATCTCAATCGCGAAGGGGCGATACGAATACACACGCAACTATTTACAACTATTTAAAAAGGCAATGAAATGGCAATAGAGAAGGTTATTGATATAAAAGTACAAGGCAACGCGGACCAGGCGGTAGGCTCTTTACGTTCGCAACTTAGAGAGGCCCAAGCGGACGTTGCTAAACTCTCTGAAAAGTTTGGGGCAACCTCAGCTGAAGCCGTAAAAGCGGCACAAAAAGCCGCCGAGTTAAAGGATCGTATTGGAGACGCCAAAGCCTTAACGGATGCATTCAACCCCGACGCTAAATTCAAAGCGTTAACAAGTTCACTCGCTGGAGTTGCGGGAGGGTTTGCTGCCGTTCAAGGAGGTATGGCGTTATTTGGTAATCAATCAAAAGACCTTGAGGCTACGCTTTTAAAAGTTCAATCCGCTATGGCGTTATCGCAAGGAATACAAGCGTTGGGCGAATCGATGGACTCCTTTAAACAATTAAAGGCAGTTGCAATAAACGCGATGCAAGGGATTAAGGCGGCAATTGGTGCAACAGGTATTGGTTTACTTGTTATTGCTTTGGGTACCGTTGTAGCATATTGGGACGATATTAAAGAAGTTGTTGGGGGTGTAAGTGAAGAGCAAAAGAAACTTAATGCAGCTACTCAAAAAAATATTGAGGCACAAGATAAAAAACTTGCATCTTTAAGTCTACAAGATAATACCTTAAGATTACAAGGAAAATCAGAAAAAGAAATTTTAGATTTAAAAATAAAACAAACTAATGAGAATATAAAGGCCTATGAGATTAATATTGAAAATATTAAAACCACAAATAAGGCTCAACAGGAAGCAAGTCAAAGAAATTACGAATATTTAAAATCATATTTAGATTTTATATCAATTCCGCAGCGTTATTTATACGAATCAGCAGCAAAAAATATTAATTCAATAATTGATTTAATAAATAAAATACCAGGTGTTAAAATAACCAATAAAATTGATGAAGCATTTGGAGATAAAGCGACTGACTATTTAGCAAAATTAGGATTTGATCCTGCCAAAACAAGAAAGGAAGGAGATACAGTTGTTGAGGAAGCGAATAAAACACTTGCAAAATTAAAAAGTGATCGAGATGGTTATCAATTGGGTATTAATAATATTGATAAAAAAGCAGGTGATGACGCAACTGCTGCTTTACAAAAAACAGCTGAAGAGCAATATGCAATAAGAGAAAAAGAAGCCGAGCAATTAGCGGAATTTCAAAAGAAAAAGGCAGAAAAAATTCAAGAGGATTTTGATGCTTTATACAAAGCAAATCAAGACGCAAATCAATTGATTGCCGAGTCTACCATGAGTAGAGAGGAGATTGAACTTGCAGCAATTGATAAAAAATATCAAGACCAAATTGCACTCGCAACAAAATTAGGTCAAGATACAACAGCTTTATCCGATGCATTTGCCCTTGAGAGAACTGGCATAATGCAAAAATATGCAACTGAAGAGGATAGAATTAAGGCAGAACAAAAAGCAAAAGACGAAGAAATTGTAGCTGCAAATATTTTATTAGCTGAAAAAGAAGCCGCAGCAAAACAAGCCCTTATGGGTAAAACTGCTGATGTGTTAAGTAAAGGAGCAGACCTATTGGGTAAAAATACGGCAGCAAGCAAAGCTATGTCGATTGCAGCGGCAACAATTAATACTTATCAAGGTATTACCGCAGAGCTTGCGACCAAAACCGTAACGCCATTTGAAATTGGTTTAAAAATTGCAAACGTCGCTATTATTGCCGCAACAGGATTTAAAGCAGTTAAAGATATTATATCGGTAAAAGTACCAGGTGGAGGAGGCGGTGGAGCTGCTCCTTCAATGGGGGCAATGGGAGGTTCAACTGCCCCACAATTCAACGTCGTTGGCTCAACAGGTGTGAATCAATTAGCGGGTGTAATGGGTGCGCAGCAACAAACACCCGTGCAAACTTATGTATTGGCTAACAACGTCACAACGGCTCAGGGCTTGCAACGCAACATAATTGAAAGCGCAACACTTGGAGGGTAATATTTTAGGGTTATAACCTTAAAAAACTATAAAATTTTAAGGTTATAGGTTGAAAAAAGGGTTAAGTTTTTCAATCTATCGGTTGAATGTTCAAGGTTAAAACCTTGAAAATAAAAAAAAGTTTATAACAAACAATTAAAAATCAGTTATAAGGGTATGGACACTTACAAAGTAATGTTTAACGAGGAGGAGAACGATGGCGTCTACGCGGTGTCACTCGTATCGGACCCCGCAATAGGGGTGCAGTTTATCACTTTGTCACAACAAAAAGAGATACAACTCGCAACCATAAACGAGGAGCAGCGTATTTTATTAGGTGCGGTATTAATACCAAACCAACCGATATATCGCAATCAGGACGGACACGAATTTAACATTGTATTCCCTGCGGAGACAATAAAACAAGTGCAACAAAATTTTAGTCGTCAAGGATATCAAAACAACTCAACGATTGAACACTCAGGTACACAAATCGAGGATGTGACATTTGTTGAGACGTGGATTAAGATGGACGAGGTACACGATAAATCGGTACACTACGGATTTAACGAGCCAGTGGGTACGTGGTTTGCTGCAATGAAAGTAAACAACGAGGATATTTGGAACAACTACGTTAAGACAGGCAAAGTCAAAGGCTTCTCAATTGATGGGGTTTTTGACATGGAGAAAGTAAATTTAAAAAGTGAATATATGAATATTAATGAAATCGTTAACGCGATAAAAGACGGTTTCGCCTCGATAAAATTATCGAACGAGACCGAGCAAGTGGAAGTTACAATGGCTACCATGATGCTAAAAGATGGTGTTACCGTTTTGGAAGCTGAATCATTCGACGCTGGCGTGCCTGTGTTTATTGTTGCTGAAAACGGAGACAAAGTTCCTGCTCCAATCGGAGAACACGAACTTGAAGACGGACGAGTTTTGGTAATTACCGAGGAAGGTATGATCGCCGAAATTAAAGACGCAATGGTTGAGGAAGTAGTTGTTGAGGAAGCACCTATGGAAATGTCAAGCGAAAATCAATTCGCTGAGTTAGTAAAATCAATCGTTACTTCTATGTCAGTTGAGGTAGCAAAACAAATCGAATCGGTTAGAACTGAATTGACAGCTCAAATCGCTGAGGTTAAAACTTCTCAAGTTGAGGTTAAGGCATCAACAAAAGCAAAGCCCGAAGTTGCTCAAACTTTAAACGCAAACGTCAAATTGACGAGATCACAAAAAATCCAAAATAATCTTAAAAACTTAAATTAAAAAATGGCTACAACTACAACTGTAAGTTCAAATTATGCTGGTAGAGATGCCGGTGTAATTATCGGTCAAGCGTTCAAGACGATTGACACTATTGAAAAAAATGCGGTAACTATCGCTGAAAATGTAAACTACAAATTGTCTTTGCGTAAAATCGCATACACTGACGGAACAACTGCATACACTTGCGGATTTGCTCCTGCTGGGACAATCGTTTTGAACGAAAACCTAATCGAGCCTTTCAAATTCAAAAATGATTTTGATGTTTGTAAAGAGGATTTCCGTGCTACTTGGTCTGATGGAATCATGGGTGCAGGTGCTGCTAACCCAACCGCTCCTTCTGACATTATGGATGCAATCCAAGCTGAGGTTTTAGGTGCTATCGGAGAGAAATTAGAGTCTGATATTTGGACTTCATCAACTAACTTCGACGGTTTTATTACTCAATTTATCGCTGACGGTGACGTAAACAAACCAACTGCTGACGCTGCCGTAACTGAAGGCAACGTTTTGGCTAAGTATTTGAAACCAGCTTTGGCTGCTGTGCCAATTGCTTTGAGAAACAAAGAATTGATTTTCGCCGTATCTCCTGACGTTGCTCAATATTACGCTTTCTACTTGTCAACTCAAGGTATTGTTTACGGAAACGGAAACAACGACTTCGCTTTAACTTTTGGACGTCACACAATGACCGTATTAAACGGATTGCCTGCAAACACCGTAGTTATCTACGAGCGTAAAAACTTAGTTTTCGCAACAGGTTTGACTGCTGATCACAATCAAGTTGCTTTAGTAGACGAAGACGAAATCGGTTTATTGACTGGTAAAGTTCGCGGTAAAGTAGTTTACAACGTAGGTGTTGGATACTACAATGCTGAGGAAATTGTTTACTTGACTTTCGACTAAATACTAACAAAGACCGCTCGTTAACTCGGGCGGTTTTAAATACCTAAAAACGGATGCCATGTCAAATTACAGCTGGCCGCTTGCTTGGATGCAAAGCAGGTCGCGGTGGAATTAAAAATATTTTTTTCGCCAATTATGATAACTACGGATTTGTAGTATCAGCTCAAGAGGTTACATCGCTTGGAACACTCGGCGTTGACGAAGTGTTTCAATATGAAGTAAAAGCAACGGTTAACACTTTAACCGAAACAGGTACCGCGTCAGATGACACGGGTAATTTTGTAAATATGCAATCTTTGGCGGTAACGCTTCCAAGAATGTCATCAGATTTACAAGCTCAAGTACAATTGATTTGTGCAGGCCGTCCGATTGTATTTGTTGAAGATTACAACGGAAATATTGTAGTTGTTGGTCGTACCGCAGGTACAAGTTCAAACTGCACAAAAGTAACAGGCGGAGCCGCAGCAGATTTAAATGGATTTACACTTACTGTAACTGCCGAAGAATCTGACTTGTCTCCATTCTTGGATTCAACTATGCAAACCGCTTTGCGTTCATTCGTAAATGATAACGTTATTTCTTAATTCTTTCATAGTTTTGTTCTAAAAACGCTCCTTATTGGGGCGTTTTTTGTTACAAAACAACAAATTTTAGTTATAATAGTATGTGGATATTCAATTTAACTGCGCCTTATCAATTTCGTTGTATTCCGAGAGGCTATAATAGTGGCGTAATCACGTTTTTTTTACGTGACGAGACCAAAGATATTACTCACGAAATTTCAGTAACTGGCGTTTACTACCAAAACAACGTTTTAATATTAGTTTTTAGCGTGCCAATCATGACCGAAGGCCAATCTTTTGAGGTTACAATCAACGAGGATGACAATTTAATTTATAGAGGCAAGGCATACGCAACGTCACAAACCGACTTAGAGAATTTTGAACTCAATAAAGGAGTTTTAAAAGTATAATTTATGGAAAAATTACAAGTAATAAACCTATCGAATTACATACGCCCCGAGATTAAAGAGGTAAGCGGTAAAAAGTGGGTATTAAATGGAGACAAAAACTCGTTTTATCAAGTCATAATTGACGCCTATAACGGATCGCCTACAAACTCGGCTATTATAGATAGCTATTCGCAGTTCATTTATGGCAAAGGTTTGACCTCAAAAGATAAAGCACGCAAGCCAAGCGAATGGGCCGCGATTATATCTCTATTGTCTAAAAAAGATTTGCGTAAAATATGCAAGGATTTCGAAATGTTTGGCGAGGCTTCAATCGAAATAAAATATGTAAACGGCAAAATACAACGTTGCTTTCACGTAGCCAAACAACGAATTGCTCCCGAAGTTGCAAACGAGGAGGGCGATATAACAGGGTATTATTATAGCTACGATTTTTCAAACGTAAACAAATACAAGCCCGAGCGCATGGACGCGTTTGGTTTTGGCGATGGCATGGGCGAACGCTCAGAGATTTATATTATTCGCGACTACCAGGTTGGGCAGTTTTACTATTCTAACCCGAGTTATGTGTCGGGGATTAGTTGGGCGCGAATGGAGGAGGAAATATCAAACTACTCAATCAATCACATTCAAAACGGATTGAGCTTCGGCCATATTATTAATATGAACGCTGGAGTGCAAGAGTCAATTGAGACAATCCAAGAGAATACACGCCAAATCCGTAACCACTTAACAGGCTCACAAAACGCGGGCGCATTCTTTTTAAATTGGAACGATAACAAAGATAGCGAAATTACAATCTCTGCTTTGGAGGTTAGCGACGCGCATCAACAATATGCATATTTGAGCGAAGAGTCAAGACAACAAATTTGCACGGCTCACAAATTGACGTCTCAAATGCTTGTGGGGATTTCGTCCTCAAAAGGATTTAGTTCTACGGCTGACGAAATTAGAGTAGGTTTTGAGGAGTTAATGATTAATGTAATTAGACCAAAGCAAGAGATTATACTCGACGGATTGATGGAGATTTTTGCCGTAAACGGAATTACTTTGGACTTACAATTTGAGAGCTTAAGAGCGGAGGATTTAGTTATTGCAGACCCAACAAATGCACAAGCTGCTATCGGCACAAACGACGCGGCGGTTTCTTACAACGGAGCGCAAATAGCGTCAGCGATTGATATATTTGCAAAAGTTCGTGAGGGTATTTTAACAACCGAGCAAGCGATTGTTTTCTTAGTTCAATTCTTAAACATTCCTGCTCAAGTGGCGCAAGCATTATTCAATCCGCAACAGGCCGCAGCGGTTACGCAGTTAAGTAAACACGTTTGTTGCTCAAAAGACGACAACGGACTCTCGGAAGTTGCAGACGCGCTAATTGAGATGGGCGAAATTGTAGACGAGGACGAGTGGATTGAGGTTGACGCTATTCCAGTGCGAGGCGATTTAGAAATCAACGAAATAACTTTAAGTTTAGCCAAGTCATTTGCGAGCTTTCCAAACGTAACAAGCGAACAAGACACAAGTCTTTTTAAAATTCGCTATACATACGAGGGCCGTTTAGGTGCGGAGCGTGACTTTTGCCAAAAAATGATAAGCGCAGGGCGTACCTATCGCAAAGAGGATATTACTATTGCAGGCTCCAAAAGCGTGAATAAAGGATTTGGCCCTCAAGGTGCAGACGATTATAGCATTTGGCTCTATAAAGGTGGGGTAAATTGTAACCATTTTTGGATGAGAAAAATATATTTGCGTAAAAATAATACACAAATAAGCGTAAACGAGGCACGGAAAATGATTTTAGACCTTGATCCTGCAGACCGACCTCAAGCAAAGTGGCAAGAGAATGAGCCACAAGTAGCACAAACCGCCTCAGAGTCAAACAATTTTTGGTCACTAACTCCAAACTATCGTCAATAATGGCAACTATTATACTACTTAAAGAAAACGAACTCACTAAAAACACCCTATTAGGGGGAAATTTAGATATAGATTTATATATTCCCTGCATAGCCGATGCCCAAAGGACAAGGCTCGAAGAGATTTTAGGCGAGACATTATACGATAAAATTTGCGATGACTTCGATAACGACGATTTGGTCGACGATTACCTAACTTTATACGAAGATTACATCAAACCATTTTTAATCGCTGCAAGCGCAGTAGAATACCTCCTAATTGGGGCGTACAAAGTAAACAACAACGGTATATTTAAGTCGCAACCTGACAACTCAGTGGCAATTGACAAAACCGAGGTTGACTATTTGGTTAATAATATGCGATTAAAAAGCGAAATGTATCAGGATCGAATGTTGCGCTGGCTAAATAGATTTCATTTGCCTGAGTATGTAAGCAATTCCAATAATATCGTCAACCCTTTGCGCTCTCGATTGATATGTGGCAAATGGTGGCTTGATCGACCTTACTAAAATATGAGAAAAGTAGACAAACGAACTGAGGAGAACATCAAAAAATTAAAACTATTTTTAAAAAATGGCATCGACATTAAATTTCACGACCAAAAGAGGGGACACGTTCAAACAAACGGACTTCCAAATAAACGTTAACGACGTAGCTCTCAACCTTACAGGCGCAGACGTTAAAATGCAGCTCAGAAAAGAGCCAGGGGGAGTTGTTGCCCTTGAGGTGCCAATCACTATTTTTGATGCTACCAATGGCGAGTTTTGTATTGACGAACAAATCATAGATATTCAAGCCTGCTCGTATCGATACGATATACAAATCACTCAAGCGAGTGGCGAGGTTGACACTTGGATAAGTGGACTCTTTACAATAACCGACGATATTACACGATAAGCATGGCGGATAACGTTAACATTATAGTACAAGACACAATCAACGACATCGTCGTAAATGCAGCTGTTATAGTTGAGACAATCGACATCAACGTACAAGCTGCGGTAGACGAGGTGCAAATTATAGCAAACCCCAATAATTATGTTGTAAATATCAACCGAATTATTGGCGAGCAAGTACAAAGCGATTGGGATCAAGCGGACGACCAAGCTCCCGACTACATAAAAAACAAGCCAAGCATTCCGACCTTAACGAGCGATTTAACAAACGACGGAAGCGATGGCATCAATCCGTTTATAACTGCGGCCGATGTAACGCCTCAAGTCAATAGCGATTGGAACGCGACTAGTGGAGTGGCTGAGATTTTAAATAAGCCTATTTTAGCAACTGTTGCAACAAGTGGCAGTTATAATGATTTATCAAATACACCGAGCATTCCAACTGCAACTAGCGATTTAACAAACGACGGCGAGGATGGCATTAATCCATTTATAACGGCTGCCGATGTGCCTGCGAGTTTACTTGTCGCTTTGCCATTTACAACCGACCATTTAACCGCAACCAATAACGCTTATGTGGTTGGCGATGTAGTTTGGTATCTCGGAAATGTTTACCGATGTATTGCAAGTAATGACTCAATACTTCCAACGGCCCCCCTATATTGGACAAATTTAGGAGCGGGCAATCCACTCGTTGCGCAACCTTCAAATTGGAACGCAACCAGCGGCAATAATCAAATTTTAAACAAGCCGACAATACCTGCGGCAGTTACAAAAACAAGCGACTTAACAAACGATGGCGAGGATGGTATTAATCCGTTTATCACGGCTGCCGATATTCCCGCTTCCGTTACTTCGGTTGGTTTGACAATGCCCTCAGCGTTTAGCGTAGCAAATAGTCCAATCACAAGCGCGGGAACTTTGGCTGTTACAGGTGCGGGTGTTGTTAGTCAATACGTGCGAGGCGATGGCTCACTTGCAAACTTTCCTACTTCAACAGGTGGAGGAGCGTCTTTGTCTTTTTATTTAAACGGAAGTGTATCACAAGGCACATTTGGAGGAGTTGCGTTTAAAGAGATGGATAGAACTCCGATATTAGGGGCGGGTACTGATTTTACTATTGCAGCAAACGGATATATTCAAAGTTTTATAACCGACGCAAATGTTCCTAATTTATTGGAAATTCCTGCGGGTAATTGGAACTTTGAAACGTATTTTAGTGCCTCAAGCAATGGCGGTTCGCCTTCATTTTACGTTGAGTTATACAAATGGAACGGAATGACTTTATCATTAATAGCGTCAAATTCAGCAACACCCGAAGGGATTACAAATGGAACGGCTATTGATTTATATGTAAGCGCGTTGGCAGTACCACAAACAACGTTATTAGCGACCGATAGGTTGGCAGTTCGTATATATGTAACTCCTTCGGGCCGTACAATTAAACTTCACACGGAAGATAATCACCTTTGCGAAGTCATTACTACATTTTCGACAGGCATAACTGCATTAAACGGATTGACTGCGCAAGTGCAATCATTTGCAACAGGCACAAGCGGAACGGACTTTGCTATAAGTTCAGCAACTGCAACGCACACATTTAATCTCCCAACGGCTTCGGCTACAAATAGAGGCGCATTATCTTCTACGGATTGGAGTACATTTAACAGCAAACAAGATGCTTTAGGGTTTACACCACAAAACGCTGATTTGTTTACTCGTATTAGTAACGGTTGGGAGGCTTCAACCGATTATATATCTACATTATTTGTTGATGGATGGCAATCAAGGTCAAGTGGAGTAGGTGCAAGTACTACAATCTCAAATTTTATAACAGGCAATAAAATTGGTTATGCTAACGCTTCAACAGGAACTACTATAACAGGTAATGCAGGAACAGGAATAGCAAATAATGCAATAGGAATAGCAAATGGTCAAATAATTATTGAAACTTCAATAATGATACCTACTTTATCAACTTCAGTTGAAAGATTTGTGGTTTTTAATGGTTTAATGAATTTCTCAAATTATTCAAACCCTTCAAATGCAATATTTTTTTATTACGATGAAGGTGGAATACTGCCAACTGCTACACCAAATTGGAAATGTTACACAATAAGGTCTTTGACAAGAACTGCGACTATAACATCAATTCCTGTCACGGCAAATCAATGGTATAAATTGAAAATAATTGTAAATGCAGACGCTTCAAGTGTTGGTTTTTATATTGATGGAGTTTTAGTAGCTACTCACACAACAAACATTCCTTTAAATATTGGCTATTCATTTGATTCAATGATTCAAAAATCAGTAGGTTTAACCGCAAGAACGATGCAAATGGATTATTCAGCAATTTCTCAAACTTTTACAACACCACGCTAATGATAAAATATAGAATGATTTTAGAAAATGGATATATTGAAACGCTTGACGAAGCGGAAGCGATAGCACACGGAAACTATGAAATAATTGTGGAAGATGAAACAAATTAAAGAACATATCCTGCCAATTATTCTAATCGTTTTGGGTATTCTCGACCAAACGACTGATTTACTTGTGGAACTTATATCGCAATTTGGATTGCCAGCATATTGCGGCACAATATTAAAAATAATAGTTATTACTTTGGGAGGGATTAAATTGTATCTTTCGCAGCCAAACAAATTGAACTCATGAGCATTGAAAGCGAACGCCTCGACCGAATAGAGCAGCATATCAAAGAGATTAAAAAAGATAGCGAGATTCGCTCAGCCGATATACGAGAGATAAAACAAGCTCTACTCGGGAACGACCTCAACGGATTTCGCGGCCTTGTTTGGAAAATATCAGATATCGACACGCGAGTGATTGACCTGGAGGATAACGATGCCGAGCTTAAGGTGTATATCAAACAAGCCAAAGTCATAGCCGTAGCGTTTACGGCCGCCTTAGTTACCTTATTATTCAAAGCATTCTCACGATGAAACTAAATAACGCGGGGTATCGATTAATTTGTAAATTCGAGGGTTTTAGCTCTAAGCCGTACCTTTGCAGCGCGAAAGTACCGACCATAGGCTGCGG